TACTAATGGGGATTGCATATGTGCCTGCAATGATTGAAGGTAGGAATGCTTCAACAACTGAGGCATCGTAGTAGTAAAGGTCGCTGGCATCGTACCCAGACTTACGGGCTTTTTCCTTCTCACAATACTTAAGAGCCGCGTTACGTAACGATTTAGCAATTAACTTATCCTTATCCTTAGTATCTAACTCTGACCATTCTTTGTACTTGCGAGGGTGTGAGACAAACCAGACCCATAACTCTTGTGCGATATCGTCTCGCTCTAACATGGAGTACTTACGATGGTACTCACTTGCTAAAGACTGAACCATATCGTTGTAATCTTGGATGTAATTCACGGGAGGTTAATCTCCCCATTGATAATAGGAACTGCATATGGTGTTACCTTGTTGCTTGATTGCACAAGGATTCCAATGCCGTGCTGCCAATTGGCTGTGCCTGCAGACAAGTAATCAGCCTGTTTCATATCCATCATATGTCCGACTTCAAGACCAAAGAGAGTTGATGTCTTGCCGTACATACCAACTGTGTCATGTTGTAGACCCACGCGATGCGTGTGTCCGCAGACTACTGACTTACCTAATCGCTTTGCTAATGCAAGTGCTGTAGCCCCTGGAGTCTGAGACAACTTGCCTTCGTCTCCGTGTGCCATTACCCAGCCAGGTAGTAACTCATTCATCTTATGAAGATAAGTTACACCTAAAGTATTATACCCCAGCAATTCCTCAATCTCTAGTGAACGTAGAGAGTTGAAGGCTGGGGCATTCTTACGGATGTAAGTATCAATGCGGTCTGTATGATTACTGCGTTGAATATAAAATGGTTTGTTCTTACCTAGTGCTTTCTTAAAATTACTAATGATTTCTCTGGTCTCATCGATGCCTGCTTGTAGAGTACCTGCGTACTCACCTGCCATGCCTCGATTCCAACGACTAGGTTCTGGTGCATCTAGTTCATCTCCTACACACCAGAGTTCATCTGGCTTGTAGTATTTTATAAACTCAGTTACTGCGGATACGACTGTATTGGCCTGATATGGTATCTGCAGGTCGCTCAGAACGACTACTCTTTTTTGCGTCATAATCGGGTAAACCTTCCCACTGTCCACGCTGGACTAGTAGTCCAATTATTGCATAGTTGGCTAGGTCTAAGAACGTATCTTCAATTGATTCGTAATTGGGCGTGTCGCCTGTATCTACTAGGTTGTTGAGTCGTGCCAACTTGTCATACATACGAACTCGTAGTCCATTCATAGGACCACCTGGAGCGCCAGCGATATTCATTGGTCCATAATCCTGATGCTTCTTAACCATGATTGCTGCCAACTGGTCAAGGATTGCCTGCATATCTCTACTGCTCTTCATTTAGTAACTCCTCTAGTCCTGCGTCCATGTCTTTACGTGCTGCTTCTACCATCATTTCGGTATAGACCTCATCGGTCTTGCCGTACTTAGATGATAACATAAGACCAGCCAATCCTGTAATCAGATACTTGGCTTCTTCTGGGTCGCTATCTATGGTTGAGTAGACATCATACAAAGCCTGTAGGATATTAATGGACTTAGTTTCTGATAGATTAATCACCATCTTAAAATCTAGGTGGGAAGTATGCTCCCAAAAACTGTCATCCAGCGGCAACGCATTCTCTGATTCGTTCGTCAAGCCAGTCACTACCTTTCTTAATCATCATTGAGTTAACATCTTCTCCGTCAGGCATGCTAATGATATTAACATTACCTAACTCTCGCGCTATCTTCTTACCAAACTCTAGACCTGGGGCGTCGCCGTCGGCTAGGACAACGACTGTATCGAAATCATCTAGAATCTTAGAGTAGTGCTTCTTCCAGTTATTTGCACCTGGAATACCTACAGTTGGGTGTTTTGTCTTGACGCTCATCATAATACAATCGAACTCACCTTCGGTGACACAGATGTAATCATCTGCTGCAAAGACTGCTTGTGTGTTGAACATGGTAGTTTCAGCACCAACTAATCCCATATACTTAGCATCATGTGTACCTGTTAGGTCACGGAATCTAATATCAACTACGCCTGATGGCGTAATGTATGGGATAGCAAGCCTGCCTTTATATGGCTCATGTCCTGGCAGTGGGTCTACGACCACTCCCAAGTGAAAGACCTTTGCCTCTTCTACCGAGAGATGACGGTTTGACAGATAGTCTGTCGCTACGTCGATTGTTCCCGCGTACCTCTGAGTTGCTTGTAGTAGAAAACTTCTCTGCGAATTGTTTAGCCTCACTAAAGTTCATCCCTTCTCTCTCCATAATCAATGAATAAGTATCGCCTTTGACCCCACAACCGTGGCAGACAAAGGCGTTCTTATCATAATTTACTGCTGCACTTGCATGACTGTCAAGATGAAAGCAACACTTCATCTTACGCCAGCCACTACCACGTGCTGGTACTTCTGCACCTATGTAGTGCAGGTAATCTTCAATGCTTGGTTTCTCCATTGAGTGCTCTCTTCAATAAGTCTAGCCAAACATGTCCAGGCATGGTGCAGTACCAATCTGCAGGGCTTCCCCGTCCCCTCTTCTTGTGCCACACCACGCCTGTCCATGCCCCGTCATTGCCCATCTCTGTGAGCAATTCTTCTGTCCATCCGCCAAGGTTCATCTTGGCATGGTTCTTTACTTCAATCGTAACTCCAGGTATACCTGAAACATCACCCTTATCTAGAGTAGCACCAGCCAAACGCCTATCAGCATACTGAAAGCCGTTCTCTTTGAGGTACTTAACTACATCGCGTTCGGCTCCCGAGCCTTTGGCTTTGGCTGCGTTACTCATATAAGTACTTGTTCCTGTCTGTAGTCACGGACAATATCTTCTAGATGCATAGATGCTGGGTCAAATGATAGCGATATGTATGTGTTACCAGTTGAGTCAGCCTTACCATAGCGATTCTTAACAGGGGCTACGCACATATACATGTCCTGCCCTGCCATCATCTGACCTACAGTTAACACCATAGCAGGAATCTGTGCGACCTTGCCCTGCAACGCTGAGCGTGGCTGACACGGATAACCTGGTGCACCTTCCTGAGTATGGTGTAACACTAGAACTGCTGCGTTAGTATCACGAGCAAGATACTTTAACTCTTTCATAACCTGACGCATGCCAGCAAACTCTTCATGTCCATCGATTGCAATGTCCATAAGGTTATCTACAACTATAAGAGTAGGAGACCTACCCCAGATAGTTTCAAATGCAGATACTTCATCATCTAAATCACGTAAGGTTGGACTTGGTTCGAATGACCAATACATATTTCCAAACTCACGCAGGATTGACTCGGCTGTATCTGGTTGTGTCTTAAGCATATGTTCTGCTTGTTGTTGAGGGATACGCGCACGAAGTGCAAGTAATCGCATAGCCATAGTATGTGCATTAGTATCAGCAGAGAAATATAATGTTGGTTGGTTTAATCTTGCTGCGATATGTAATGCAATACTAGACTTGCCAGCACCAGGAGTGCCAGCAATTACTGTTATCTCTGAGCGCCGTAGAATAATTCCTTCTCTAGCAAAGGCTTGGAAAGGTGGCGGTAATGGTTCTCCGCCAACCTCTGCCTTGCCTACGCTACGGCGTAGTGTTTTCATATTCCTACTTTGTCTGGTCGGCTACGAATGTAGCGAACTCTGGTGTGTTCGCCTTGACATACTGAGTTGCACACTTGCTTGGGTCGCCCTGCTTTGCTGGGCAGAAGTGTCCCTTATATGGACCGAACTTACCCTGCAATCCATGGATACGAGTCATAGTTCCGTGAGGACATGTGCGCTGACCACCAATTGCTGGTCCACCGATTGGTGGATTAACTGGCTGTGGTGAGTTCCATGATTCAGACACAACTGTTGCTCCCATTGAGTTGGCTAGGTATCCTACTGCTGGGTTGACTGGTGTTGCTGCAACTGGTGCAGGTACGCTATAAGTAGTGCTATGCACTGCTTTTTCGACTTCATCGATAGCCTCGATGATTGGATAGATTGCAGCAGTAAGAGATGTGAATTCATCTGCGTTGTTTGCACGAAGTGTTAACTGTGTGCCTGCTTTTGTCTTGAGGTTGATACTGATAGGTGCTTCTGAGTGGGACATTATTCTCCTTGGAACGGGGTTGATATTTTCTTTTTGTCACGGTGGGTTCTTACTTTCATGGCTAGTTGGATGCCCTTCCAACCATGAACTAAGTCTACAAAGTGAAGAGTACATTCTCCACTGCCTGCTGGCAAGTGAACAATGATTCCCTTCTCTGTGTTGATGTCTCCCCAACTACCGCGGGTTGCCGTAGCAGGGTCATACGGCAAGCCGTGGGCGTATACTGCTAACTGCATAGCAATCTTATTAGGATAACTAATGCTGCCAGTCTTAAGGTCAGAGATGAATCTCTCACCTTTGTATTCAACCACACGGTCAGGCGTACCTGCAATCTTAAACTTATCTAAGACGCAGAACTGTTCGATGTTTATGTTAGTGAAGTTCTTAGTTGCATCGGCATACGCCTGTATGTCTGCACGGTAATCATCTGGGATTACACCAAGGTCTTCACCTCTATCTAACTTCTCAGTTAGTGTATGGATTGCAGTACCAATGTTAGCCTGACGACTAGCACCTGCTGCCTCTAATGCATCTTCAATTAACTTGTCCATCTCCAACTTATTGTCTCGATGGGCTGATGCAGCAAGCAGTAAGTCAGGACGCAGAGTAAGACCTGCTGCTGCCATGCGTAACTTCCATGCAACTAATGCAGTGCCATCATCTAATGAACCTGCAACTGTTGTTGTTCTAGTATAGGCAACTGGCTTACCACCTTTAGGTGGGACTACCATTGGTCTGCCGTATCTATCTCTAGGGATTTCTACTTCTGCCATTATTCTCCTTTGTTAAACTAGGGCAGGTGGGACAAGGAGAGAGATAAAACCCACCCACCCTAGTGTTGTTATTGTAGCCTAGTGAACGGCTAGACTACAACTGATGTCCACAATGTGGACAAGACTTGTCTTTCTTTTTATACACCTGATTGATAATACTATCACTATACTGCAGGCTATAATAAATGGCGCATCTGTCTCGGACATTTGCACTACGAATTATAGCACCTGATTTGTGTAGTACTGACAACACGCCACTTGCAGTGCCGTGGTGTATTGTTAATGCTATTGCTAGTTGTTTCCATGTTAAGCCAGCAGGATTATCTTTTAGTAATGCTAACGCTTTTTGCTGGTTGTTTAATTCCTTGCCAGTGCGCAGATTAATTAAGGCTCTCTCCTTACTTGTCTCTGTGCCTGACCAACCAGCAGTGCCAGCATACGGTACGTATGGTTGACTAGTCATCATCTCCCTCACATTTGTGTGCTTCAATAGCCGAGGGCATGTCTACTAATTGTGCGTCACATAAGGAACAGTATGGAACCCAGTTGACGTATGTCATTAGTAGTTCTCGTCTACTTCATCTACTGATACTTCTTCGTCGCTTGACTCGAAGCCATACTCATTGACTGATGCATTCTCTTCAATGATAGAGCGTGCCTCATCCTCATCGTCAGCCTCTACCTCAAAGGTAAAGGAGATTGTTGCTGAGCCACGGTATGTTGTGGTAAGGACATCAATGCCGAGGTCTTTGAGTAGCGTGTTAACGTGGTCTTTGTGGATAGTAGCGTCACCACCATCGTAACCCGATTCCCATGTGAGTTCACTGAAGAAGTCACGGACAAGACGCTTGAACTTAGTACGCTGCTCACTGAGTCTGACTGTATCTTCTGCAACTGATACCCCATTCTTGATAATCGTTTTGATTTCAGACTCAGTATAGTTGATAATCTGACCTTCATCATTTGTAATTTGGATTGTGTTCATGTTTCTCCTTTGTTATGCAAGCACTAGTTCTAGTGCTTTGCTCTTTAGTTTGTCACTGCGTCCACTGAGGGTGGCAACGGCGAGCCGTTCGGCGCCACCCGAAGCATGATGGTCTGCATACTCTACGACTGCTTGCCAGATACCGAAGTCAGTACCTCGGATGTTGGCTTGAGTATCAGAGTTCTGATAGATATCTAGTGCCTTATCACGGGCTGCATATGCAAGTGTCTGCTGACGACGCTCACCCTGTGTGAGCATATCGTATGGCTTACCTTCTACTGTAGATGGGAGTGGCCATACTCTACGGAATACATCACGCACACGCTGAGGACTAGCCTCACGATTAAGCAGGTGGTCTGCTGTTAGTTCATACTCCTGAATAGAAGCATAAGTTAACTGCGTAATGTTACGGATGTCTTGCACTGACAACTTAGCATTAGTCGTGTGCTTCATTGTATAAGTGTAGTCGTTAGTCTTTGCACGTGTAATTAGTTTGTTAATCTGATTAGAGCAGAAGACACGTTCAATGATAGGACGAATACGAACTGCACCTGAACCATCATGTGATGACTGCACTAGTAGGTATGCTACGTGCGGGTCATTGGCTACCTGTACACCACTAGGTAATGCCATAATCATCCAGACATTAGAGCCGTCATTGTATGAACCTGCTGCTGTGTATCGTGCCTCGCCTGAATCTACAAGACCATCGAGTGCGCTGAATACTTCCATGTTCTGCACAATCTTATACTTCTCACCAACCACACCAATAACTTGCTCGGTATCCTTACGTAAGATACCTTGCTTGCGTGGTACTTCGAAGTAATCTGTTACATTCTCATATGGATTTACACTGCGATTGCGATAGGCTTGGATAGGTACAGTCTCAACTTCCCAGTTAAGACCAGCCTGTGTTGCAGCCTCTGATGCTGAGCCTGCTTCTACAGCCACGCCTCCGCGTGTCCATGCTGATGTATTTATTCTAGTCATTACTGTGGTCCCTTCACTTGTTCTAATGGTAGTGACCATATGTCACCCCATCCATCTCTCTTTACTTTAAGGGTTACTTTGTTTTCATATACCTCTACAAGAAAGTATTCATTCTCTTCCTTGTCATGATACATATAGTATTCTAGTGACATGCTCTCCCCTTTACCATGATGCTTGGTACTCGAACTCTTGGTCATCAGTTGATGTTTCTATGATTTCATTTAGTTTTGTAATTGTACCCTTGATGTCATCCCAGTACCAATCGTTAATGTCTGTGGTTCCAAAGAAGAATCCTCCTACTGGTGGTAGTAATTCCATTGCTGCTTCCTCTGTACCTAGGTCTACTACCTTGACACATGTATCACGTAGGTCAATGAGTCCGCTTATTGAAATACTAATTGGACTGCAATCATCTACTGTTCCCCAGTTGGTGACTATCCAGTTGTGAATAGCATTAGCCTTGCGCCAGTATGCTACTTCTTCTACTTCTTTACGGTATAGATACATATCTAATCCCATGATTACTCTTCCTCATCTCCGAAGATTGTTTCTACTACCTTAGTGTGTAGTTCTTCACACATGTTCTGGAAGGCAGCCTTAGGCCAGCCAGCCTGGAACACACGGGTTAGCAGGGTGGCTAGGCTATACTCTTTAACTCCATCTAGAATCTCAAGCGCTGTATCCTTATCATCTAGTTCATAGTATGTAAGAGCAAGCAATGTATCTACTGGTGCTGAGTATTCTTCTGGCGTTACTGATGCTAGGTTATTAAGAGCGCAGAACATTGTCTTAACATTATCTGCATTCATAATACCCATTACATAGTCACGTACCTGGATATCACGAAGTGCATTGACTGCTGCAGCACAAAACTCTAGATACTCTGGCTCATTTGTTCTGCCCTTTGCGCTATCAAAAGATGTAAGGAATACTTCCATGTACTTGGCTGCATGCTGATGTTCTTTACTGCCTTGTGAAAAGGAACCATCTTCTGCTTGCTTGTTTCCTTTTGCGATTCGTTTGATTTGTTCTACTGTTACTGCTGTCATTTGTTTTCTCCTTGTTTCTTTAGTGTTATTTAATCGATGTATACTTGGTTCTACTATTGCTGCGTTCATTTGTTTTCTTCTTGTTTGTCTAGTGTTACGTGATTGATATGCACTTGCATGCCTGTGATGCGACATGCATCATAGACAATCTCTCTTGCTGTATCGTCATCCTTAGCATTAACTGTGATGTTACATACAACCATATAGTTTGATTTCATTAGTACCACCCATGCTTTCTCCAATGTGACCAAGCGATTGAGGGTTTGATATATCGATGAGATATGTAAGCCAGCCCCTTCTCAATCTGGAGAGGGGCGGGCGTGCCAGGCTTAGTCTTTAGTACTTGTGCTACTCCATATGCTGTGGAGTTAGGGTTGTCTGCATTGTGGTCCCATGCTGATTCCTTACCCCATAGTTTGAGCAGTGCTCTCCATTCTGCTCTACCCCATGTCGGGTATTCAATAGCCATGTATCCACGTGCATAAGTCTTAGACATATAAGGTGTCCAGTAGTTAGGACTTGGCTGCTCACATGTTGGGTCTACTACATCATGCAGTTGCTTGACTGTGGACTTTAGGGGAATGCCAATCAGACTAGCCATTGCTAGTATGAATGTAGATATGATTGCCGTATATCTTTTATGTTGCACGGACTTGCCTCTTTCTGTCTGTTGATTCAACGCAGCCAGTATAGTCTGAGTGATAGTGTGCTAAGCGCAGTCGTTCTTGTATTGCAGTAGATGACTGGTCAGGATAGATAACCTGACCGCAATTCTCACACTTAGTCGTCGAAGCGCTGGTCATGTAATGTATCAGGGTCATAAGGCGCACACTCACATGCGTATATAAAGTTACCGCATGATTCGCATTCGTCCTTAGTTGCTATGTCATCTCCTTCTAGATACTGCGGCTCACTCACTTAACTTCCTCCAGTTCTTTTGATGAGATTAAAAATACCCATGCTGTTGACATACTACACATACATCTAGCACGGTGTCTAGGTACTTTGTTTGTAACTATTGTTATGCTGGCATCGCATCCTTTGCATACATAATAGTACTCAGTCCAAGGTCTAGTCATGTTCTCTTCCGTTGTGATGTTTGTTAACGTTTAGTATAAGATTGATTGTATTTATATGCACTTGCATTGCTTCATCTTTGGTGCTACTTCTTGTTAAGTAATCACCTAGTTCTTTGATGTCGCTGAATACAATCGTTTCATACTGCTGAGATGCATAGACTTCTGGCAGTCTGACTGTCGACACAATACCTAAGCCTTCTATGTTTGTAACTGCTATCTTTTTGCTTAGCATTTACTATCCTATTCTTCGTCTACATTAATCCATGCATACAACTTGTGTTGCTCGACGATAGCCCACGCAGGGGCAGAAGTCGAGCCTTTATATGTGACACCTTCTGGCATATCAATCATGCAATTGAAGTCGTCGTCCCAATATGCAAGCACTGCATCTATACATGCCTGTGCCATGAATGTAGGAATAGGTGGATAGAAATTACTAACCAAATGGATTTCAATCTGTGTCTTTAATGGTGCATCTAGTTCTGTCAATGCACTTGCTGTTCCATATCCCATTAGAATGGTACCTCCGCATGTCTGTTAGCACAAGCCTTACGCCATGCTCGTAGTCTGGACTTTAAGAATCTGTTTTCTCGTAGCAACTGATAGTTTGCAATGAGTAATAGAATCATGAGTATGCTTACTACTGAACCAGCAATAAACATAGCCATGAAATCTGATGCTGATAGATACATAACTGTCTCCTTGTGAACTCGCTAATGTCTGTACTTGTACCAATGTCCCCGAAGGGGAAGAGGTAGGTAGCCTAAGCCACCTACCTCCCTGCCCTTAACCGATAATCTCGATGTCGTGTACTTCCAACTGATAGCGGAACTCATCTGCTCCACCTGTCTTGGACTTTGCAACCCATTGGGTTAGTCGTCCTGTTAGCGTGACTGTTCGGGTCTCCGCTTGTCCTTGGCGTTCGCGGTCAAGTTCGACCAACTTCTTCACAATTGCTGGGTCAGTAGCCTTGAATCCTACTCCGACTACATACTTTGGTGCGCCTACTGCATCACCGTTGCTCATGCGTGGTACGTCACGCTGGCTTAACCAACCAATGATTTGTGTTCCGTAATCGTTGGTCTTGATGCTCTTCTCAGTAAAGGCCTTAATCGAGCCACTAACTGTAAGTGTGTTCTGTAACATTGCTTTCTCCTTTATAGTAGTTAGTTGGTCAGGGTTGCCCCTGTCACGAAGTGCAGGGGAACCCTGATTGTTGCCTATATTAAGTTGTTTTCCAATGGCTTGTCGCATGATTGACAGTCATTGAATATCTTGGGCGTGAGTATGTGACACCATTGGCATTCTTTCTCACGTTGGCGTTGAGTGAAGTCCTCTAACTCCCACAGTTCTTCATAGACACCGCCGTCTATGAGTTGGGCGATAGGGGGTAGGAACTCGGAACGTTCCTCTATCTCATCATTATCTAGGAACTCCACACGCAACTCCTCTAGATGGAAGGGATTATCGTCAGACCAGCGTTCAATCATGCGGGTCTTGAAACTACGTTGGTGGGTGCTGATGGTTCTCGACGACACCCAGTCGCTTGCGCTGGGCTCGTCGTCGTGGCTAGTGCTTAGGCCAGGACCTTCTCCTAACCTATCGTCTTCGTGCAGGTTCCAAGCGTTGTTATCGTCCTTGGCTTCCTGTTGTTCCTCGCAGGTGAAGCACTTACCCTCGGGGTGACCTGCTTCAACTGACATAGCGATTACTTGGCATTCGTAGCATGTGTTTGTGATTGAGATGCCGTTAGCAATTGACTCTGACATTTACTTACTCTCCTTTGTATCTACACCTTGCAGGGTTGCAAGGACTTCATTGATGTACTCGATGTCAACATCGAGTGGGAACTCTCCTTCTACTATCTCCTTCATTTGGTACTCTCCTTTACCTTACAACTTGGGTCACACTCTGTAACCCAACCACATTCAGGGCAGTCGTATGAATTGGGGCAGTCGCAGAACCCTCCTGCGTCGCACCCTTCACACCTTCCTGCGTCACACTTTGGGCAGATGACGACAACTCCCCAACTGCAATATGAACAGTCACTCATTTCCAGCCTCCTTCATTTGGTCGTATTGGGCTATCACATTTGCACATGGATAGCAGTAGGTCTCAGTTGGGACACCGAGACAGAAGGCATCAGTACCTGAGTAAACCAACTCAGTAGATGGACATGACTTGCATTGCTTGGACATAGTTACCTTTCCGTAGTTAGGATTTCTAACTAACAATATATAGACCAGCATCGTCTGTGTAGACTGTCAAGCCCTGCTCTTTTAAGGGGCTTTACAGGCAAGCAGACTATGCTAGGTAGTCAAGGCAATCGCAGTATAAGTAGATTAAACTGGGCGCAGATAGAGAGGTTTGCTCTGTGCCTAGGAGAGAACAGTCTGTCAGCGAACTCAGACTACAGTACAGTGCTCTGTCTTTGTATGTAACGGATAGGCTATGACCCTACAGTTATTAAATCTGCTTGTAATACAATATAGTATCTCTGCTAAAATATTTCT